GTTGGTGTTGTCACACTCGATTATCTCGACCTATACAAGAAATTCACATACTCATCTCAAGAGTCCTATGCTCTAGGCCATATCGGCACGGTTGAGCTAGGCATTGGTAAGCACGACATTGAGGGGTCTTTCAAAGACGCATATACGAACCATTGGCACGACTTCGTTCGATATAACGCTCATGATGCTGATCTAGTTCTGCAACTTGATGATAAGTTGAAGTTCATTGAGGTTGTGTTGACTATCGCTTTCCTGGCGAAGTGTAACCTCAAAGATGTTTTCGGGCCTGTTAAGACGTGGGATATTTTCATCTACAACTATCTCAAGAGTAAGAATATTGTCATTCCGCCACAAGGCAGAAAACATGGTGGTGAGTTCGAAGGTGCTTGGGTGAAAGAACCAGTGCCAGGCATGTACGGTTGGACGATGTCTTTTGACTTTGCATCACTGTATCCGAGCATCATTCGTCAGTGGAACATGAGTCCAGAAACCTTGATCGGTATGCAACCTGGTGTGAATGTTGACACATTCATGGACAACAATGTTGAGTCAACCGAACCTCTGAATGCTACACTTGCAGCTAACGGGGCAATGTTCAAGAAAGACGTCTACGGAATCATTCCTGAAGTAGTTAAAGTTGTTATTGATGGTCGTAAGATCGCCAAGAAAGAGATGCTCAAGCTAGAGCAGGAATACAACAAGTCAAAGAACGAAGACTTGGTGACAAAGATTGCAGCACTCAACGGTAAGCAGATGGCTTTTAAGATTCTGGCTAACGCTTTGTATGGTGCATTGAGTAATGCAGGTTTCCGATACTACGATCTTCGTATTGCTGAGGCTATCACCATTACTGGTCAGGCGTCAGACCGCCATGTTGAGAAGACGCTGAATACCTACATGAACTCAGCTCTGAAGACTGAAGGTGTTGATTATGTTATCGCAGGCGATACTGACTCAGTGTATCTTAATGTTGATCCGTTAGTTCGAAAAGTCGTTCCTGATCCAACAGACATAATCAATGTGGTTCAGTTCCTCGACAAAGTGGGGAAGTCAAAGTTTCAAGAACAGCTGAACAAGTCAATCGACTACATCTACAGTGTAGGTAATTGTTACGAGCGCATCATGGACATGAAGCGTGAAGCTATCGCTAGTCGTGCTATCTGGACAGCGAAGAAGCGCTACGCTATGATGGTGCACAACTCGGAAGGTGTTGACTATTCACCGTACAAGATGAAGGTCATGGGAATGGACATCATCAAGTCCAGTACACCTCTGTCGATTCGCAAGAAGTTGAAGGAAGCACTAGTTGTGATCTTCGAGAAAGATCAGGCGGCACTACATGAGTATGTCGGAAAGTTGTATGCAGATTTCGTCAATATGCCAGTGGAAGAAATCTCATTCCCTAGATCAGTGACAGACATCAACAAGTGGGAAGATTCCAGAACTATCTACAAACCTAGTACACCTATTCATGTGAGAGGGTCATTGCTCTACAACAAGTTCAACAAGAGCAACAAAGAGATAGTTCAAATTCGTAATGGTGATAAAATCAAGTTCATCTATCTGAAAGTACCGAACCCGATTCGTGAAAATGTGGTTGCATTCCCTTCGTATGGTGTTTTACCTGAATCAATGGGGCTACACAAGTATGTTGACTATGACAAAATGTGGGAGTCAGTTTTCATTGCACCTTTGAAAGGAATCTGTACTGCTATCGGATGGACGCCTGAGAAGAAGGCATCACTTGAGGACTTTTTCGGATGAATATTACTAAACGAAGAGAAGCTGTAGAGAAAAAGATTGCTCTACTTCATGTTGAACTTGCTAACCTCAAAAAATTATGCAAGCATGAGAATGTCAAAAGAGAATTTAAGAGTGATACCGGTAACTATGACCCATCCAAAGATTGTTACTGGGTTGACCATTATTGTCCAGATTGTGGGGCAAAATGGAGAGTTTACGACTAACCTCCCGAGAATACGTTAGGAGAACCAGATGCAGATACGTCACCGCATGATATTGAATCGCCTATACGATGCACAGGCTTTCCCTCGAAAAACACAGAACCCGAACCTGCGGAAGCTGATCCAGCGTGAACTGATTTGCCGCAAGTATGGGCAGGGTAAAATGCCCCTACTACGGTACCCAAGATACCATTCACGAAAACACTACCTTGCCCTGCTGAACTTGCTGGTCGTGGCGGGAAGCAGTGACCTGCGGATGGGTCAGCACCAAGACGTGTAACTGCTGGCATTAGTATTTTCCTTTCGCAATGTAATCTACAAGGTATGCATTCGATACCGTGTAGTTGTTCTGAACAATGATAGTTGCAACCTCATCACCTTGACTTGTGACAGCCGTTACTGTTAGGTCAACTGAGTTAACTACTGCGCCCTTGTAACGATAAACAGTATTGAAGTCGACCGGCAGATCTTTCCATCTACGAACCATACCAGCTTGATCATTTTTGTCTAGGTAGTGCATCTCACGATTGAAGACATCAGCGAGAACACCGGCTACCGTAAAAGAAGTGTCGTCGTGTATAGTAATGGTTAAGTCAGCAGAGTAATCGACGCCATCACTTGCCGTTACTGACACGGATTCTAAAGTTGGTGGAAACATTGGGTCAACAGCCTCAATGGCATAGGTTATGCTAAAAGGAGCATACTCATTTTCGTTTGATGTCTCTGGTGTAATCATTTTTGATTTTAATAGTGTAAACCTGTATCATATTTATTAGGAGGTGAATTATGGAAGACTTTAGTGGGTATAGCGAACCAGGGTATTTGGTAAACATTGAGAATACTAGTATTATCTCAGGGCCCAAGTTGTCAAAGTGGAAATGTGAACTTTTTGGTATGGGTGAGCGGGGATTAACATTCAGACCTGTTGAAGGACAAGAGCCCAACTGGTTCTGGAGAAAAATGCAGTACTTGATCTTGGGTAACGTCTGGATCAAGGATAAATAATCGGCAGGTAGCTCCTGCATAATCAAACAGCAACCAACCACACGAAAGAAGAATATGACTAGACATTTTGAGGATGATACTCCTACTCTTTATCAGTGTGAGCAAGCAATGTTAAAGGAGAAGAGAAGTATGAGTTTAATGGAGCGCATGGCGAAAGCCGGTTCAATCAAGGCAGGGTCACTTAATGATTCTGTACTTTTCAACGATAAAGATTTTGTTCAAACGAACGTCCCAATCATCAACGTAGCAGCATCAGGTCGCCTGGATGGTGGTCTATCATCAGGTTTGCTTGTCATTGCAGGACCTTCAAAGCACTTTAAGTCAAACTTGGGTTTGATTGGTGTATCAGCGTACATGAAAAAGTACCCTGATGCAATTTGTCTTTTCTATGACTCAGAGTTCGGTATCACACCTGAGTATATCGCTGCGAACGGTATTGACGGTGATAGAGTAATGCACATTCCCATCATGCACATTGAAGAACTAAAATTCGATATTGCAAAACGCCTTGATGAGATCAAGCGTGGTGACAAAGTGGTCATCTTCATCGACTCAGTTGGTAACCTAGCATCGAAAAAGGAAGTCGAGGACGCCCTGAATGAAAAGGCAGTGGCGGACATGACTCGAGCAAAAGCACTTAAGTCTCTGTTCCGTATTGTCACACCCCACCTAACTACTAAAGATATTCCGTGTATTGTTGTTAACCACACTTACATGGAGCAAGGTATGTTCCCTAAAGCGATTGTATCAGGTGGAACAGGTATCTATTACTCTGCCAACGCCATCTGGATCATCGGTCGCTCACAAGAGAAAGATAGTGACGGTATTCAAGGATACAACTTCACCATCAACATTGAGAAGTCTCGCTTTGTCAAAGAGAAGAGCAAGATGACCTTCCAGGTTATGTTCGATAGTGGTGTGAGTAAGTGGTCAGGTCTGCTTGACGCAGCACTAGAGTCGGGTCATGTTATCAAGCCGAAAAATGGATGGTATCAGCGTGTGCTCGAAGATGGTGAGATGGATGAAAAGAACTATCGTGAGAAGGACACCAACACAAAAGATTTCTGGATGCCTATATTGACTCAGGAATCATTCCAAGAGTGGATCAAGCAACGCTATCAGTTGACTGGTCACGTTATGATTGAAGAGGAGGATGAAGAATGAGAGAAGGATGGGTTTGTCCTAAATGTGGTGCGCCTAACAATCCAGACAACAAAACATGCTCGGCGTGCTTCTGTCCGCCTTTGCCGTTTCCGTACCCAAGTGCCCCACCAGGTGATATTTTTCCTCAACACACTGAGCCTTTTGTCCCTTGCCCTAAGTGTGGTGGGCCAGGTTATCCGCTATGTCCAGACTTTAACTGCCCTAAGAGAGGAAGCATACAGTACAAAGTGACTTGTCAAACTCAAGGAGATGAATTATGAAATACACAGTTCTACCAGATCCCCATCAACCAAGTGATATGCACCCTGTTCAGATCGATGAAGGGGAATTCGCTGGTTGTCAAGTAGTCTTCGGACAGGTTTCCTTCGGTGAAACACCAGACGGAAATGTCCCTCTACTTAAATTTGATTATGAAGTGGTTAACGATTATAATGTTAAAGACGATCAAGTTCCTGCACTAGAGCAATGTGTAGGTGACCTGATTGTTCAACTACTAGAAGAATCTCTAGAACGAAACGAAACAATCTATAAAGGCGGAGCATGAGTGCAAGACTTGAGTCTGTTATTCTTGAAAACTTACTACACAATGAGGAGTACGCAAGACAAGTATTACCCTTCCTGCAGGAAGATTACTTTCATGAGAGACCTGACAAGCTAATCTTCAAGCAGATTCAAGCACACTTCGATGACTTCAACAAAGCCCCTGACAAAGACGCTCTAATTATTGCTGCTGATGACTTCAACATCAATAAAAGTGAGTATGATCATGTGGTCGAAGTCATCGAATCATTGCGTGATAGGAGTGATCAGACAGATTGGTTGCTGAAAAAGACTGAAGACTTCTGTAAGGACAAAGCAGTCTTTAATGCAATCATGAAGTCCATTAACATCATTGAAGGGAAGGACAAAAACTTTTCTAAAGAAGCGCTGCCTGCTATCTTGCAGGACGCACTTGCAGTTTCATTCGACAAATCGGTTGGTCACGATTTTGTTGGTGATGCAGATGAGCGATACGACTTCTATCATAGAAAAGAAGATCGAGTTCCTTTCGATATTGCGCTGTTCAATAAGATTACGAAAGGTGGACTACCTAAGAAAACATTGAACGTGGTTCTCGCAGGAACGAACGTAGGTAAGTCATTACTGTTGTGCCATCATGCAGCGAGCACCATCAAACTTGGCAAAAATGCTCTTTATATCACAATGGAAATGGCTGAGGAGAGAATCGCTGAGCGTGTTGATTGCAAGCTAATGGGTGTTGACCTAGACGAACTTTATCGAATGGGGAAAAAGGCATTCAAAAGTAAGATCGATGAGATCGGTGCTGCAACACACGGCAAGCTGGTGATTAAAGAATATCCAACCAGTTCGGCACATGCAGGACATTTTAGAGCTTTGCTTGATGAACTGAAGCTGAAGAAAGACTTTACTCCAGATATTATCTATGTTGACTATATCAATATTTGTGCTTCGTCTAGATTGAAGGCGGGCGGTAATGTAAACTCATACACTTTGATTAAGTCGATTGCAGAAGAACTTCGAGCACTTGCGGTCGAGTATAATGTACCGATTCTGAGTGCAACTCAAACAAATAGATCAGGATGGCAAAACAGCGAAGTTGAGATGAGTGATACGTCTGAATCAGCGGGCCTACCGATGACTGTTGACTTCCTGTTCGCAATGATTCGTACTGAAGAATTGGATGCGATGGGGCAGTTGTTGATCAAACAGCTGAAGTCACGCTATAACAATGTCAACTATCATAGGAAGTTTGTTGTAGGTATCGACATTGATCACTTCAAACTGTTCGATGTGGAAGAAAGTGCACAGGTTGGTATCAATGATGATAGCCCTGTATTCGACAAAACACCAACTGGTAAAAGGACTGGTGGTGCTGATTTTAACTTTGATTAAGGAAGAAAAATGACTCTAGAAATTTTGATGTCTTTGGTTACATACCTTGCTATCTTATCCATTGCAGCTGAGCGTGGTGTGGAGATCATTAAACCT